ATTCGAGTTGCTTGTCTGTCAAGTACCCTCTGTTTAGGATGAACTTTGCCAGTGATGACATAAACTCTGCGTCTACCCCACTGAATCCAACTCCGTTGTGCTCTATAGTCTCCCCAGCTTTCTTCTCATCTTCGGTCTGTAGGCTGTAGATTACCACAATCCCTCTAAGAACTGCGTTGTCATTGGTCTGTAACAGTGCCTTAATCTCTTCTTTTTTCCAAATCTTTTTCGCTTCCATTTCTCGTCTCCTCCTCTTCGTATTCATTAATCCTTCTAAGTTCTTCTATGTCCTCGTCATACTCTTCTTTTCCACGTCTGTCACAAACTTTAGAACCATGTCGAGGTTTGCGTTGATTCCATTTTCTTCAAAGTGCTTCCATACTTGCTCAATGTGCATTGGGTCATTTTCTACCATTTCTATTGCTTGCCTTAGAACCTCTTTGAATTTCTTGTATCTCATTTACATCCCTCCTGCAATTCCCAAATTTTAAACTCCAATTCTTGAAACTTATCTGCACAAATATCAATCGTGCTATTTGAATAATCTAAACTACTATAAACTTCTTTAGATAGTAATTTGCATGTCTTTACTATCTCCTCTAAAATATCTAAAACGGATTTATCGTTCATTTCGTAATCCCCCTCTTAAAATTTTATTGCTTGTCCCCGTCTACCCGGCCGCATTACCGGGGACAAGCCCCGTCACCCTACTTCCGTTTCAGATTCCAAGCGGAACGCCGGTCGAACACCCCTAATGCCGACGTACGCGTAGCTGTTGAGCAACTTACCACTCGCGCCGACAGACCGCACGTAGTACGACTGGCCGGCGGTCGGGGTTATCAACCACCACCAATCCTTGAGCTTGAGGAGCCCCCGTTCGGCGTACTTCCTGAACATGGCTTCCGTCAGCAGGCCAATTTTGTCATGGCTTGTCCCATATCCAACGCCACCCTGATGGTCTGAAAGGTCCCATTCTGTGACGACAATCTTGTTTACGTCAACCCTGCCTGCGGCCTGAAGGGCCAACAGGAAGTTTTCGTTCAAATCCCTCCGAACTGTACTGGTGCGCCAGTCGTTCAGGTTGAACCCTCTAGAAAACTCGTACGAGAGCGGGAACAAACTGAACGGTCTGTCGCCGATTGAAAATGACGTAATAACAAGTGTCGTCCCGTCTGTGAAGTGGTCCAGTATCCGGAGCGTAGCCGGTCCTGCATTAAATTCTGTTCCGACCGCAAGGTCCTTAATCTTTACTTTTACTGACATTGTTTTTTCCTCCCCTCTCCCCGGTCCTATGAAATGGCTTCTAATATCTCGGCGTTTGTTTCTTCGTCCGCCTGATTATTCCAGTTGTCGTGGAATGCATCCACGTCTTCCATCATTTCATAGAGCACCTCTTCGCCTATAATATAGTAAAGCATGTTAATCAATTTTTCCGGGTCGCTCAAATCAGTGTAAACTTCGCCGAAATTATCTTTTTCATATGACTGCACTCTTTCAATGGCGTCGAATACGCCATATTCCTCCAGTGCTTTTTTAGCTTCATAGACACCGATAATATAATAATCGGTGTTAAACACTTCGTGGTGCAGGTCACAATAGTACCCGCTGTATCCGTTCTTCAACGCTTCGATAATATCCATCCGTGCCTCTTCCCTCATGGCTTTTTCTTTACTGTTCATGGTATAACCTCCTTCTTTAATACTGAGCCGTTACCGTCTGCCTTTCCACTTATCATAATCCAGAAATACCAATGCTTTTTCTTTTGACTTTGAAACCTCGTTTTTCCATGAAATCATCAAGTTCCCCAGCATCATCACATCTTTTGCAAAATTCAAGTTCATCCGCAACTGATTTCACTTTCGACCATCCACATAGCCCACCAACACCGAAAGTTGCTTCATCTAACTTTGAAACATCAAAGTCCTCACTGAAGAACTCAACACCATTAAAGCATCTTTCAATAACATCTGTTGGAAGAGCTTTAAGGATGCTTTTCATGTCATCAAGCTTCATAAGCAAATACTTTTCATAGAGCTTCAAGAAAACTTCAGCATCTTCTTTTGTGACCTTTTTATACCCAGCCATATTATTTCACCACCTTTCCATATTTCGGGTGGGGTTGCCATATCGACAACCCCTTATTTGACTAATGACTGTTTATACTGTTCTAAAGCATAAGCCCATTCGCAAGTTGGTTTCACTCTGTTGTAACCAACTTTTGATTCAACAAGTACCCGTTCATCACGGACAACACCCATGAACTCCATGTCTTCAACCATACTGCATACACGTTCTACAGGGTCATACTGAACACCGTCAATATAATGTGCCGCCTTTTTGCTGATACTTTCAAGTCTACCCCTGCCGTCACCTTTACCATCTGCGGTAAGCGTGCCTACCGCAACATGGTTAAACTGACCACATGCGTCTGTAACAACGAAGTAATCTCCGTTGTCTTTTTTGAAAATAAAGTATTTCTGCTCACCGCCGTATTCATTATTCTGCAAGTCGATAAGAAATTCTCTTAACTTATTTACTCCGGCGTTATTCTTTACTTTCATGGTTTACACTCCTTTCTACCCGTTTTAGTAGTTTGATTTGTTAATTATATTCTAGCGTATAATGACTTTTGTGTCAATAGTTTTATTGAAAAAAGTTTACTGATGAGCAAGATTTTTTTCTCCGGTGCTTTTTTATGCAACAGGCGAAAAAGCGAGCTTGTATTTTCGTTTGTGAGCGTTTTTATGAGACTTCATAATAGTAAGATATAGGGTGCTTCATAAAATCTTGTTAGAAAGCAATCTTATGAAAGCCTTGGAATTAGTGGATTTGAACGGTTTCATATACTAAAAGGTCAGCTCATTTCTGAGCCGACCTCTCTGTACTTAGTACGAAATCGTACCTTCATCTATCTCTTCCGGCAAGAACGAATCATCATCCGAGGTTTCAATAGCATCAAATCTCATGTACCTCAAATCCCACTGTAGCGTAAAGTCTTTTGGTTCTCCCTCTCTTACCTTTAACATCCTTACCTTCATTTCATTATTCATTTCCATGTCCTTCGTTCTAAACAGACCCAAAACAACATCTGCATCTTGTCCAATACTGTCCGAGAACCCCAAGTTCGATAGCGTTACCTTATCTATCTTAACACCTTCGGACGCTCTATTGAACTGAGTCGTTGCTATTATCGGTACGTTCTTCTTCCTAGCAAGTTTCTTCAAGCTCCTACTTATGTTCGAAATCCCTTCCCACCTGCTCTGACTGTTCTGGTCATCAGCCAATAGGTACATACCGTCTATCAGAACCAAGTCCGGCTTATACTGGTCTATCTTACTACCGATTGAATTCACGCCATGCACGTCTTGGGTCACAACCATCTTAACGTCTTTCTTCATCTTTTCCAGTCCTTCAAAGTACCTCTTTTCAAGGGCATCCGGTAACAGTCCGGCTCTCAATTCCTTGTACGGTAGCTTGAAGTACAGGGCATCGAATCTCTGCATAATCTGCGTGTTGGACATTTCATTGGTGACAAATAGGACCTTCAGCCCTTGCCTTGCGGAAAACTCTGCAAGAATAGAAAGAAACCATGTCTTCCCGACACCCGGACGTGATACTATCGCTATAAAGTCCCCTCCATGCAAGCCCATAGTCGCTTCGTTAAGTACTTCCCACGGTGTGGGCATGCCATCCATACCTCCAGCCTTCTTTAACCTCAGATACCTTGCCTTACGTTCCTCAACGGTATCCTCTACTAAGTCATCTCTGGTCGGTGCTGCCTCAAGCGTCAATTCTGCAAGCGCAGTCTGTAACTTTTCTATTCCTTTCATGGGACTTTGCACTATTTCTCGCGCTGAACTTATCAGAACTTGTGAACCTTTAACCCTCACATAGTTCTCGCTCATCTTATCCAAGTAGTAATCCACTGGTTCTTTCGCATACTCTATTCTAAGGTCCTTGAACTCTTCTTCCACCAAGTCTATGGAAGGTACTTTCCCATACTTACTGTAGAAATCATACACATACTTGAAACATTTTCTACATTCCATGTCTTGAAACAATTCTTCTGTTACCCGTCTGTCCATAACACTGCTCCATTCGTTATTGAACAGGATGCGGGATAACACAGCTTTTTCCGCTAGCATTCTCCACTCCCTCCCCTTACAATAACTTAGACAATGCTTTGGCTCGGGCTTCTCTGAAATCGTAACCAGTAACATTCACTGGGACTACGCTCTCTTTCAACAGTGCTGAGAAATCCTCGCTATAAATTTTCTTCATGTCCTTCGGATGTACATTGCCAGTCATAATCGTGGTCTTTACTTTTTGGACCCTAGCCCTAACAAGGGTCTCTATTACGTTCTCTGCGTAACCACTACTAGTCCTGTACTCTTTACCAATATCATCGAGTATCAAAACGTCTACCATCATCATTCTTTCCTCTATGCTTGTGCCTTCCTCAAATTGTTCCTTATTTATCAACATCCCTTTCAATCTACTGGACTCTTCAAAAAACACTGTCTTACCATAGCGCAAGGCTTCCTTTGCTATCAAAGCTGAAACACTAGTCTTCCCCGTCCCATTCTCGCTTGACCACAAATACAGACCAATACCTTGTTCCATCATTTCTACAAGGTTATCTATGTACTTCTTTATCTTGTGCTTATAGTCCAAGTGGTCGGGTATCGCACTCAAAGAAGCTTCCCAGTATCTCTCTGGCAAATTTGCTCTCCTGACATCACCTATCGTTAGCTTACGCTTGTAGTCTATACCCCCCATACGCTACCACCATCCTCCGTCTCATCATCTGTGTACATATTCTGTTCTTGTAAATAACTGCGAAATCCATACAACAGACCTATTGTCGGTACTCCATTCAGTTTGCAGTCTCTTCGGAACTGTGCCCAATTACGGAACATCCAATCTATGTACATCTTGACCGTATCGTACCCATAATGCTCTATCATCTGCTTCATTAGTTTCCTGTCCTTACCCAACTCCAGTGGTGGTATGCCACCAAACGTTTCCTTGAATTTCTCTCCAAAGTATGCTACAATAGTATTAGCGTTCTGGGGTATTTTTCTCGGAACTTTTCTTTTAGCGTTTCTCCTTTCTATACTTTTCTGTGACGCTAACTGTACAACTGAATCGAGACTAGCACCGTTGTGTTCGTTTCTCGAATACTTACTACTTTTTACTAGGGCTTTGCTTTCTAATCGAGTAGGAGCAGGGTCTTCTTCTTTTATATTGGCTTCCTCTACTGGTGTGGATGAGCGAAGCGAATCCTCACTCTCTTCTTTATCATTATTTTCTTTATATACTTTATTTATTGTTGCTGATTTTTGACAAAATAGGTTGTCAGTTTTAAGCAAAGTTGGTTGCTGATTTTTGACAAATTGACGTTTTTCAACGTTTTCAGCGTCTACTTCTGTTTCTTCCTCTTCTTCAACCTCTGTAACTGGCTCTTTTACTGGGGTCTGTTCAGTTTGCTGAAAATCAGCAAGCAAGGTTGCGAGTACTTCATAATCAATTCTAAAGTGCCGTTTCATTGGCATACCTTTGTTAGCTTGCTGTAGAACACCCAAGCCGATTAACTTTCTAATACACTTATCTTGCTTGTGCCTCGATAGCGTGGTTATTTCCTCGACTGTATCATGTGTCTGATAGAACCACCCATCTTCGTCACTTAACACACTATCTGCTTCCGCAAACACGCTTAGTAGCATTGCACTCTCTAACCCAAACAGTTGCACCATGTTCTTATTCAGTGTCCAGTATGCACTAGACATTATAACTTGCTTAGCTAACCCAGCCTTCTCACTTCTCATTGGTCCACTGCTATTCATGCAGTTCACCTGCTTTCGTAACAACGACCGTCTGGACTATCTCTCCTTTCTCGTTCACCTCTTCTTTAAGCAAGCCTCGTTCCTTCACCATGTTAACAATGGCTAGTCTCAGCAAATTCGAGAAACTTCTGCTCTCCAACTTAGCAAGTATCTCGAATGCTTTTTTCTCTTCTTTTGAGATGTACGTGTAAACCATCGGTAACTTTGTTGCCATAAAAACCCTCCTTGTATGGTGTATTTGTGGTATTTTTATTGTAGCATACCATACAAGGGGTTGTCAAGTAATGCAACTTTACCAACTAGTAAAAGCATAACCAACTTATTTCAATTCTATACCTAATTCATCATTAGCTATTTCAATCAATTCCTCGATTTTTACATAACCTTCTTCAACTGCATTAAACGTTTCATTGACTTGTTCAAACAATCGTTTGGTCCTCTTTTGCCCCCAGCCCCACTTGTCGTGAAGAGTAACTGCAAATACTGCAAACATTGCGGTGGTCGCATACCTGATACCCTTCATCTGTGCCTCAACATACTTTTCCTCGAACTGTTTCAAGGTCTTTTCTATGAGTCTCTGCTCATCCTTCTTTGATATACTAACGTTTCTTTCTACTTTCTTTTTCTTTTTGTTTTGCTTTTGCTGTGCACGTCTTTGCTTTCTGTTCATTATCATTCTCCTCCAAGTATCTTAAACCAACGAACTGCCGACAACCACATTTAGGACAATCAAAGGCAGCATACGTTTTAGTGCTAGCTGTCATCATCTTCGTTACTTTTACAGTGTACTTAGGTTCCTTCAGTTCAACCTCTCTACCACATATTTTACATTTCATTTTATCTACCCCCAAATTCATTCTCGTATGCAAAGGCTAGTGCAACCGACTCTAGTATCTCGTTCACCTAGCCAACCATAAGCAATCATTACCTTCGTTTCACCTTCGATTTACTTTTTTCATTTTCTCTGCCTCCAAACGAGGACAAACAAATATTGATTCAATAACTTTTCCCCAATACGGTGGGTAAGCGCATCCATAATAACTAATTCCGTACCCATTATCATAATTAACTCTTAGCTGTAAATACTTACATTTTTTACACTGTTCATATTTCATCGGAATACTCACCTCTAAAATAATTCTGCTAACTCATAGCATATCCTCGCCGTTGCCTGACTGTGCTCTAGTGTGTTATCTTCAAATCCGTATAGCAAGTGTGCCAACTCATGTGCCAAGGTATGCTGTACCCTTAGCAATACCCGGTAATCATGCGCTGTCACTGTCGGATAGTCCGGCTCCTGTGCGCGGTATTCTGGGAACTTAACGATGTCTCGGTCTATGTAAACAAGCCCATTCAGTCTGTCGCATAGCCCACGTATCTCTCCCCCTTCTGTTGATATTACCTCTCCTGTTTCCTTCAGTCTAATAACCTTGTCTAAGTTGGCTAGTCTAATACTGTTCTCCTTCATCCCATAGAACTGTTCTACCCTCTTCATCAATGCTAGGAATCTTAACTCTTTCTTACTTCTAGGCTCATCCTTCTCAATCACGTACTCTTCTTCAATCAGCTTATCAAAGTCTGCGATTGAACTCACACCGTAGAATTCGAATGCTTTTTCATAGAGTTTATTCTTTGCGTACACAATTGAGAAACCATTATACTCAGCCTCCCTGATGGCCTTCTCATAAGTCTCAACTTCTCCCGTGGGTACATAAAGCACTTTCTTATGCTTCTTGAGCAGTCTTTCTAGCATCCCTTCCGGTCTGCGTGTTCTTGCTGTTCCTTTCAACTCATGGGTCGTGTTGACCTTTTCAATGTTCTTTGTTGCTTCAAACAGGCTGGACAGGTCTACCCACTTGGGTACCCCATTACTTCCTTCTTCTCGGTCTACCACTTCTTCGTCGTCTTTTGCCTTGAACAGTTTCTCGGACACTGCCAAGACCCTTGCGTATTCCTCAACCTCCAGGTACTCGTTAATCGGATTCTCAAACTCGTCCAACTCTTCGTCTGTTGCTGTCTGAATGAACTCCCTGTACATATTTCTTATTTCGTGCGCTATCTTATCTACCAATGCTCTACGCTTGTCATCGTAAATAAACTCTTTTCTGTCGGGTGCTTTGAGTGTAACCTGACCTTTCTTAATCATTACCTTACCTTTGGCACCATGTACGTATTCGTCTCTTACTGGTCTATTGTCGTAGTAATACTGGATAGTCGAATACCCAGTCGCAGGCGTTAGCACCGCACTGAACAGTTCATTATCTACAAATACGTCACGCGGCGATGTCTTGCTAAGCAAGTCTATCTTTTCTAACTCGTCATCGTTCATTACCACTCTCTGTGCCATAATTGGTGCAATCTGCCTTACTTCATGTTTCAATTCCCAGCACCTATCCGATACTGCTTTTCCTTCAATCTCTACTCTGAACCCGTCATAGAACTCAAGCCCTTCATGTACATCAATGAACATGTTCTTGGTCTTTAGCATATCCAATACATCTACTTTCAGTTCCCAATCGTGACTTCTTACTTTTAGCTTGTCTGCTAACATAAACACACTGAAGAACCCTTCTCCAAAGGCTTCATCCTCGTTCATCCAAGCTGACGTATTCTTTTCAAAGAGGGCCTGCGGGTCAGCACAACCAACCCCATCATCTTCAACAACTAATCTGTTGTCCGACACCTCTATTCTGATATTCTTGGCTTTTGCTCTCTGGCAATTTTGCAGTAACTCATCAATGACTGTTGCGTATTCCTTGAACACTACACCTTTTCTAATCTTAACAATATCGCCGGCAATGTTACTTCTAACTTCTACCTGTCTCATCTTTTTCTCCTCCTATGCGTTTACGTACTCAAACAGCTGGTCAAACAACCTCTCAGCTGTTCTAATCGTATTCTTAACGTCCTCTGTCTGCTCTAGGCAGTCTAACAACGCTATTCTTTCAACTAGTTCTGCCAGTTTCTTTTGAACATAGGTGGACCGTTCCATACTGCCCATTCCCTCGGCTTCTTCTATAACTTTGTCAGCCCAATCATTCTTCAATTCCATGACCTCAACTCCTTTCATTGTGCCTTCTGCAATTACATACCAAGTACCGATGTGCCCACTAACCTCAATTGCATCACGCTTCATTTCTTAACCTCTTAGCCATTTCCTCGGCTTCAGCAAGTGTCTTACCGTACATTGCATATCGGAAATGCAAGAATCCTATCGTGTCCTCAACGTTGTCATTTGCGTCTTCCGGTGTGTGCCCTTCGTCCAGCACCCACTGTCTTTCTTCTTCTGTCATCTTTTCCCATACTGTTCTTTTCATCTTATTCCCTTCCTTTCTTAAATAGTGACGGTTGCTAGTCAAAATCTTCGTACTCGTCCCATTCCTCATCCTCGTCCCATTCCTCATCCTTGTACTCATCAAAATCCAGTGTCTCTTCTACAACCCCTAACCCACAAAGGTCTCTGCAACTCATTGCTGTACTTGCACTGTAAGGGCATACTCCCAAATCGCATGGATAACTTCTACTCATCTTTACTCCCCCTTTCTTATAGCACTTCTTTGAACGTTACATTGTATTTGAATCTGAGCCAATCTTCCAAGTGTCTGAACTCCATGTCCAATTCCTTGTCGTAAAACCCGTCCTTTGCTGAATATTCCAGTGAATCCAAGTCTTCCATAACTTTGTTAACCCAGTCTTTCAACTCTCTTCTCATCCTTTACCCGCCTCCTTGGTTTGATTTGATTTGTTAATTATATTCTAGCATATAATGGGTTCTTTGTCAATAGTTTATCGAAAAAAGTTTACTGATGAGCAAGTGCACTGGAATATCCAATGCACTTGCTATATCCCTTTGCTCTTTACCTTTGTTTAACACATGCTATCTTGTTTTTCCTCATGGTTATTATCAGAGTCTGTTGGTCTTCGGTAATTATTAGTACGTCATCATATAATGTGTGTCCAATTATCGTGTCAAGTAGCTGGTAGCTTTTAACTCGTTTGTTAAGAAACTGCGACCCTTTGCTGAAGTCTTTTTCTGTAAGATTCTCAATGAAGTCCACAGCCCGCTCTGTACGGTGGATTAGCGTTTGTGGTGCTCCATGCTCTCTCATATAAGAGAGTCTGAATCTCTTTACATCACCTGTTGCCTTCTTGAAGGCTTCAAGCACTGTAAGGCCGCCTTCCTGTGTCCTGTAAAAATAGTCTGCTGTTCTCATAATTTTACCTCCTATAAATAGTTTAGTAGTGGTGATGCAGGGTAATATTTAGTTGTCAAGGTGCAGTGTGTGTGTGGTTTTGGTTTGATTTGTTAATTATATTCTAGCGTATAATGACTTTTGTGTCAATAGTTTATCGAAAAAAGTTTACTGGTGAGCAAGATTTTTTCCTTCGTTATAAGACTTTAAATGCAAAGACCCCACCTCTAATTTTCAAAGGCGGGGTCTACTATAAGGGGGACGAATTACACTAGTCTGCTATTCATTGAGTGGTGTACCATGCACTTCTCTTTTCCAAGCGTCACCAAACTCTTTCTTCATTACCTTGACGCTGGACTCAATCAAACTCTCCAATTCTTCGGGCGTAATCTTCAGCCCTTTCTTATTCATCAAATCCGTTGCCCTAGCGAGAGCCAGCTTGTACTTCTCTTCACCACCATAGGCGGAGTACACCTGCTGTACGAACAGAACTACGGTGTCCACAATCTCTTGCTTGGCTGTAAGTTCAGCTTCAATCTTCCTCAGCTTCTCAACACCCAAATGCCTCTTGAGCAACGCTACTACGAAACTTGCTATTAGGATACCAAGCAACATAAATATCTGCTTCAACAAATCCGTCAATACTATTTCCATCTTAAAACCTCCTTCAATTCATATTCTCTCGGTTTACAGCCTTTGCCACTGCTTCAGCTTCTTCCTTGGCTTCTTTCCTTTTCTTGATACTCGCCAGACTCCACAGTTCTACTGTCGTGAATCCGAACCATGCGGCTATCAAGGCTGTCGGTTCTTGAAACCCTTGCTCCATTATGTCAAAGACCTTCAGCGTGAATAGAATGTTCAGCACAATCACTAACAACACAACTACCTTGGAGAAAGTACCCTTCTTTTTCTTATCCGACGCCTTCAATACTCCATTTACATCACGAGAACACATTACTGCCGCACCACCTTCTCTGGGAACCTAATTATCTGTCCTACCCTAATCAAATTCGGGTTCTTGATGCCATTATGCTTCGCAAGTTCATCGACCGTGTAACCATACTTCTTAGCAATACTACCCAACGTGTCACCTCTTACAACCTTGTACGGACTTGGCTGAATGACCTTCACTGGTATCTTCAACTTCTGTCCTACCTTAATCAAGTTCGGATTGCTCAGTCCGTTGAACTCCGCTATGTCCATCCAAGAAATTCCATCGTACTTCATAGCTATCTTACTAAGAGTGTCTCCCTTTCTTACTGTGTACGTTACCCAGTTGTCGTCAACAGGCGGAGCGGGAGTCACAGGCTTAGGTTCTACTACGTCCGTTGCTTTGTCCCGTGCCAGTGCCTTCCTTACAGCTTCTCTAAACGTGTCCATGCTCTTACCATGCCGCGGGAACCAGTGAGCAACGTCACTATGATTACTTGCAATTCCTAACTTGTGCCCTTCACTATGGTCTATGATGTTCTTTTCCGTCAGTCCAAACTCCTTGCACAACTCTACAGCAAGTTCTACTGTGTTGTTGTACACTGCTTCAAAGTACTTGGCTTGCTTCTGTGCATCGTAGCCGACCATTGTACCACCTGCGTATGAATGCCCGGCTGGTTCACACATTTCGATTCCTATGTGCGTGTCGTTTGCGGACCCTCCGGCATGCCATCCTCTATGATTCCAAGGAAGGTATTGCCATACTTCCTTGTCATCTACGAAGGCGTGGACACACACCTGTCTATTCGTTTCCCCAGCTTTGTAGGACTTGTTCCACCGACTAAACCAGTCCCCAGCCATCACTCCGGGGGTCGCTGTTGCATGAATCATTATACCTTTCGGTGTAATCTTTCTATTTGCGGTATAACAATCGTTTCTGGTCATAAACTTGGTTTTCAGTATCATCGTAACACCTCCTTCTTTCAATTAGCAATTACCATGTTTACTGCGAAAATGCTTACAATCCTCAGCAAACTGGTCAATCCTGTGATGTGCTGACTTCGTGGATTCTTCAACCCTCGTAAGTCGCTCACTCAAGACATTGATATTCTTGTTCGTTTCTTTCTGCTCCAAGAGCAGGTCATCAGACCTACGCTTGATATACTCAATGTCTGTCTTTAACGTTCCTGCCTCTATTCCTTCTTTCTTGTATTCATTTTTCTGTCTGTTCAATTCATCACGTTGTCCTTTCCTGTAACCAAGGTACGCAAACAGTATCCCAGCTATGGTACCCAACACGCTAATGTATGCTAACTCCATAGGCCACCTCCGATGCTTTCGTTATGATGCTGGTTCGGGGTTTGACGATGCAATGTCCTCATAAGCAATGGAACCAGCCGAGGCACTTCTGTTAATCTTCTCAATGAAGTCTTTCAAACGGCCTCTTCCTAGTCTACCACCACTATCAACCGTAAAGGTTGTCTTGAACCCGCTTTTCCCGAAGCTGTGTACAATTTCTGTTATCAAGCCTAACGTATGTTGTCCAGTACTATCTATAATTACAGCACTATCTCCGACTAACAACTGGGGTCTAAAAGGTCCTTCAAACGTCTCTATTTTACCGACATTCTTAAGCCTTAATGCCAATTCATTGGCAATCTCTGTTGCATTGGCCATGCTTGTACCCTCTGGTACAGATACAAACAGAGTCTTATTCGACTGGAGATTCCATCCAGTATAAGTATCCACAGTGGCATACACTCGAACTTTCCAATCTTTATCGTGAACGCACACCTTTCTGTACGCTTCGACATCGTCCATTTTGATGTTTCTACTAAAGATGTCTTTATCTCGCCGGAACTGATAGGTACTTCTTGTCGGAAAACCACTGAAATCAGATTCACCAATTACAATGGTACCATCTACCAACTCTTCTATCTTCCACGTTACCAAAGTCTTAAACATCTCTTCCATACAAGCCAATATGTCTTTGTTCGGTTCAAACTCATATCTGCGGTACTCTCCGGAGGTCTGTACGATATACTGGTCATTCAACAAGTTCGCATAACGTAAGAACTCCTTGAATATCTCACTTACAATCGTATACGGGGTGCTGCCCTCTTCATTTATGGTCTGGTCTTTCAAAGCCTTGCCAATCAAGTTTCTACCATTGATACTAACTGTATCTGACCTGACTTTGAAATCCGTGTCATCCACATAGAACGCACCCATGTCAATCGGGTCATCTTCTCCCATCGTAAATCTGAAGATAACCTTTGCTCCCGGTGCAACTAGTCCTCGATGTTCATTCATCACAACTGGCTCTTTAAATTCCGTTTCCCTATCTATCGGGTTATCCAGCGTGAGCGAGAAGGTCGAAATAGGCGAATCTATGCTGTGCTTGATGCTCCCACTGCTTAGATACTTTGACATATCATGCTGAAACTCATAAATCAATAGCTTCTGCGCTGTCGGGGTCGTGTAGCTACCAACGATACCAAAACCGGAAAGCGTCTTCAGTTCAAGGTTCGTCATTCCAGTTTCCCCAACGGGACCTATATTGTGCGTATCTAACCAAACAGGGTTGTCAAAGTACCCATGCAACTTTTCGGTCGGAGTACCATACATTTTTCCTCCGTCTAAGAAGAACAACTCACCCTCAGTTCTTTCAAACTCTACAAAGTCTGGATAGTTTCCACTTCCTATGACTGCAACCTCTTCAAAGCTTAACTGCATAAACTCACCACCTTCCGTATATAAGCATAAACGCTACAACGAATATTAGCATTAACCCGAAGAACAGCATATTACTCCACATCTTCGTATTCGGCTTCCTCCGCTGGTACCACTACAACGTCTTCTTTGAACGGAAACTCTGAGACATTATGCTCTTTACCACAATTGATACAATGAATCTTGGTCTGAACGGTTTCAAAATAGAACGATTGACCGCAAGGACAGTTTATCGTACCACAACGCATCCCTTGTCCTTGTACTGGTTCAACGTATTCGCTCCAATCCAAGGCAGTTCCACACTTCTCACAGAATCTTTGTTCATTCAACACAGTGTTACCACATTCATTACAAGTCATTCTTTTATCTGCTAAACCAGCCATTTTCTATACCCCCTCTCCGAATTGGATTGCGAACGACACATCTATGACATACTGGTCGGTCTTATGCACTCCATCCACAATATAGTCTGCAGTAATCACATCATCCAAAGCAGGTGGTGTGTCGAAAATTATCTGGGTAAATGGTAAACCCATGTATGTTGTGATGTATGGTGAGCTGTAGTGAGCCAC